GCGCAGCATTAAGAACGACGCGCATTAAGAACGACGCGCATCAAGAACGACGCACTTAAAGTCCGTCCGATGTATATCATTTTTCGCGTGACTCGGTTCACGCACCATTTCAAATCCGGCCTGATAAAATGGATGCGGAAAACGGTCCGCTGTTTTAATATACCCGCGAAAATCCATTTCAAGCAACCACATATCGAGTGGTGTTTTCATAAAAAGTGCTGTATCGGACTGAACAGCCTCCAATAAACGTTTCGCACCGCGTTGACTCACGAGGTATGCCCCCGCGGTGCGAAATAACGGCGTAAACCAAACATTTCGTGTTCCTTGGATAACAGCGGGAGTCAAGTTTCTACGGCGGAGTATTGTCATTGTGCGTTTGGCGGATGTATGGATGTAATACGTTCCGAGAGATTCTTTTGTAACCCGTTGATATGTAAAATATGGCGCATTTGCGTGCTCGTTGTGGCAGTCGCACTCGTAATTCGGTGTCCATTGGCCGCCAACATAAATGACATCGGCAGTTGCTCCGTCATTGACCGTCTCTCGAAATGCGAGTTCGGCCATTGTCGCCTTCATCCGCGCGAGAGATTCTTCTGTAAACATCACGTCATCTTCAAAAACAAGCAGATATTCCGCATTGGGTTCTTCTGCGTGCGACTTCCAGAGAGAATAATGGCTCAACGAGCATCCGACTTCCCCCAGAACACGCGGTTTATCGCGGATAGTTTCGAGTAACTCAGAGAATTCAGAATAATATTGCGAGAGATTCATTCCGTCGATTGCAGGGAACCGGCGATAATAACCACGGTCACACTCTTCACCAGAATTAACAGTATTTGCGCCAGCGTATTGAATACGAACACCAGGTATCTTCGGTGTTAGAGGTCGAAATAGAAAAGGAATATTCTTGTAGATATACGCCATACGGTCAGGACGACGGTCCAAATTGATGACAGCGATATCAAGTTTGTCTAACATCGTAAAACACCAAACAATTTACCACACGATAATACACATTATTATGTATTGGATTTATACCATTTCGGGTATCTTGCGCGAACTACTTGTTCCAGCGGTTTTTATATCCTTTTATACTATCCACTGATTCTCCCTTCTATTTAGGAAAACAATCTAAACGTTACGTGTGTTACTCCTTTATCCGAAAATCATATGTCTGACCACACGGAAACCAGTCTCGACGTGATGCCCACCCCTGCTTCCACGCCCGCACCCGCGAAACAACACGTCGCGATTGAACCCATCTTAGAAGAAGACCAAAACCGGTTTGTGTTATTTCCAATCAAAGATAACGCCATCTGGGCGATGTATAAAAAGCAAGTGGACTGCTTCTGGCGCGCCGAAGAAGTGGACCTTACAAAGGACATAACGCACTGGAATTCTTTACATCACGACGAGAGATATTTCATTTCAATGATTCTCGCATTTTTCGCCGCAAGTGACGGGATTGTGATGGAGAACCTGGCGCAACGATTTATGACGGAGGTCCAGTTGGCCGAAGCCCGCGCCTTCTACGGATTTCAAATCGCGATGGAGAATATTCATTCGCAAATGTATAGCATCCTTATTGATACGTATATCAAGGACGCCGCTGAAAAAGATAAGTTATTCAACGCTATCCAGACATTCCCTTGTATCAAGAAGAAGGCGGATTGGGCGCTGAAATGGATTGGTGATAAACGCAGCACATTTCAGACGCGTCTCGTGGCGTTTGCGTGTGTAGAGGGGATTTTCTTCTCTGGCGCATTTTGCTCCATTTACTGGTTGAAGAAACGCGGATTGATGCCTGGTCTCACTTTCAGCAATGAACTTATCTCACGCGACGAAGCACTCCATACCGAGTTTGCTGTGTTATTGTATACGAAGATGGTGAAGAAGATTCAACGTCATCGGGTCTATGAAATCGTGCGTGATGCGGTGGAAATCGAGAAAGAGTTTATCTCGGAGGCGCTTCCTTGCCGCCTTATTGGAATGAATGCGAAACTAATGTGCCAGTATATCGAGTTCGTTGCGGACCGCCTCGTGCTTCAACTTGGATATGATAAAATCTATAATGCGTCAAACCCGTTTGATTTTATGGAGATGATTAGTCTTGCTGGGAAGACGAACTTTTTTGAGCGAAGGGTGGGTGAGTATGCTCTTGCGGAGAAGAAAGTGGCGGATACCGTGTTTGAATTTAATGCGGACTTCTAATGTGCGTCGCGGAGCGACGCTTCACGTCTTTCCGCTCCGCTCGGTTTTCGCGTCACTATATTGTCTCGCGTTCGCTCGGCTCCGGTGCTCGACCTTTGTTTTTTACATAAATATCTTATGCTCTCGTTATGCTGTCAGATATTTATGTATTGATAAAATTGATGCGCGCGCGCCCGGAGCCGAGCGAAGCGAGGCGACCCCACCAAGCCGAGCGAACGCGAGACAATAATATCGGCGTTAACCGCAGCGGACGCGAGGCAAGCGACGCGATGCGGAGCATCGCGGAGCACTACATAAACAACCCCTTCATTCCAAACTGCTTATGATTTTGTATTCCATTGCCGTTAATCGGGCGTTTGTGAAGCGACATCGATATATCCGAGTTTTGCTTTTGGTTTTGATATACACGATTCATTGCGGCTGCTTGTTGCGGTGGAGGTGGTGTCGTTCGCGGACGGTTTTCCTGCGGTATCATCATTCCAATAGGTTGTCTTCTTGCCGCACCCGCGTGAAGCGAGTTCAACATAAACGGCATCTGGGGTTGTATTATTTGATTTGAAATGTTTATTCCATTTACACGTTGTGGCTCTTCTTCATTTACTGAAACAACGTGTTTCGTATTTGTAATTTCAAATTTCCCTTTTAATTCACGAATGTTTTGAATCGCTTTCAATGGTGATACGCGTATTTTACTTAGTCGGTCTAATGTCTGTTCTTCAAACAAAAGTTGGTCGTGTGATATGTAGGTTTTAAATGTATTCACGTCAACCATATGCGTATCGGTGTATACTGAAAATGTCAATTGAGAGATAGTGTTGATTCCATCTGTATTATTTGGCATTATAGATGTAGCAAGTTCATCGCGACATATCAAACGTTTTATACCATCTGCGAACTGAAGAATGGCTGTATTCCCGATTGTATAAAAATTACTACGGTCAATAATGAGCCCGAATTCTTTTGCGCGTTGTTGGATTACATTATCTTCACCACCCCACGCCCAATAATTCGGAAACCCATTGATTCTCTCAAAATCCACGCCGCGAATAGAAAATATACCGCCAAGTGCAAAATTAAATCCATAGAAGTGTTTGATAACACCAAATTCGGTATGATAGTTCAAAACATTTTTGTCATAGGGGAGTGTATCTACATCATTGAAGATGAAAATAATGTTCTTATAGTCGGTAGGATATTTATCTTTTACTGCTAAAAACCCAATATTCTTCATTGCTCCACGGTTAAACGGGCGTTTATCGGATTGATGAATGAAAAAATAGTTCCAATCTTCGGGAGGTATATCCTCCATTATTTTCTGGATATACGTGCTGAAAAACACGCGATGTGGTTCACGGTCACGATAAGGGACAATGAATATATACTTAGGTGGCTGATGGGGGTGTTGTTCCATAATATGATATTATGATAAGTGTATAATATCACAATATAAGAAAAATACATCTTTATTACGCCCTGTATGTAAGTCAAAGATTGTTGGTTATTGTGTCGCCGTCGCGTATTTTGCTAGTATCATTTTCGGAATCAGTCGTTCGCGCATTTCATATAGTTTCTTATAACATTTATTGATGGTGACCTCGCTCATATCACTCACGCGATTTACATCGCGTTTCGTAATTGGAAGATTACACATACACGCTACAAAGTAGATAATGCCTGACGCAATACTATGAGGTGTATTCTCTGGAATCAAGTTCTGTTTTTCAATCATTACTGCGATAAATTGACATAACTTCGTAATTTCATCATTCATAAAAAGCCGGCTACAATATCTCTCGATGAATGCTTCCGGCTTCGTCTTACAGAAGGTCGTCTTCTCTGAATTGTCTAAATTGGATTCAAGCTCATTGATGATACCGACCGCATTTTTACATCCCTTTGTAGCACTTGTATTATCCAGATTGAAGATACTGGCGATTTCTTTGGGGGTGCGCGGGCAGTTGTGGATTTTACACGCGATATAAATAGATGCACCTACGACGCCGTCACGGTTCAAACTCCGGAATGTTTTATGTTCAGATATGCGTTTGTGGACGCGCAGTGCTTCGTCGATAATCATTTTGGAAATGCCCTTGTTTTGCGCCAGAGTCGTGATTTTCTGGAACATATCGTATTGCGCCTTCTCGCGATAAGGCATCGATTGCCATTCGGTATAACGCCTGATTTTCATCATATCCTGGGAATACGACCCACCTTCGCACATCACTTTACATCCATAGGACGATTCTTTGAGAAGAGGGTTTACCGGCATACCGCAACGTGTTGGGTCATTGTTCTGATTGTCGTCTGCGCCGTAGTAGCGCCATTCCGCGCTTTGGTCGAGAGATTCATCCTTATACAGGATACTACACGCAGGATTTTTACACGTGAGGAATCCATCGTCGGTGAGAACGACTTCGCTCGCGCACACCTCGCAATTCTCTCGAATACCTGATTTACGATAGAGGCATTCCACATTAATATCCGGTTTGATAAAGAGTGCGGATATTTTCTTTGTTATGTAAGCATTATTGCCTCCTCCTCCGGATATCTCCCTATCCGTTGAACCCGCAGCAAACGACGCCGCGGTTTGTTTTGGCGAATGTTGGACACTTTCAGGAATATTCAGTCTCTCTTGTTCTTCCAACAATTCCGGTGCGAAATCCTCTTCTATTTTAGTCCATATACTTTCATTATATAATACTCGTTTGTTTCGCTTGGTTTCCTTTGTTTTCACAGTTGTTGGTGCGGTTTCTGTGGCTGTGGCTGTGGCTGTGGCTGTGGTCGCAGTGCTCCGGTAATGACGTGTGCCGACACCGCCGTAGAATCCAGATAGTTTTGAAGACGAGACTG